AGATAGATACGGCTTGCGCGGTGATCTCGAATACCCCGCCCGCACGCGCTCGGTGGAAGATTACGAGGGCAACTGGCTACTCGTCTCACCCCAAGGTATAAAAATGGGCAAAGTATTCAAGAACGGGGATATAATAGCTTAACCAATCACGGGCGCACACAAAGGTGGCTTTACTCTCCTTCCCCTAAGTTAGCCATCGCGCCCACCTTCTTATTCTAGCAACGCGCCTAAACCAACTAATAGATAATGCTTGCGCCCCGCGCTCTGAGACTTCATTAACCTTTTCTTCTCATCCTCTAGCACACACCAAAGGATTTCCTTTTCCAACAGCTCGCTCATCGCTCGCCCCGCGCTAGTGCGATGCACTCCAATCATCTTGGAATAATAGCTCACCGCATCGTGAGAGCTCCAGGTTTCCCATCTATAGCGCTCGCACACGCTCCAAAGCAAGAGTTTCGATACGGGCGATAGATCAGTGCGACCCGCGTGTGCGCGGTAAAGATTCCACACGACTTTGCGCAACTTCGAATAGTCTTGGTATTTCTTATTAAACTCGATGGAAACAAAACCACTATTTTTTGAGTCTTCCACCGCGCCCGCGATGAGCCACCAGGAATTAGATTTCCCGCGCACGCGATCAATGTATTTGTTGCTAAATGTTTTATCTTCTCTCACTCTTTTTTCTCCCTACTTTCTAATGTTCTTTCTTAATTCTAATGTTCTTTCTTAAATAGAGAAAATGCCCATCGGGCATTTCTCTCTAATATACTATAGGTATATTACGGATATATGATGCGCTTTGCATCGTACTTGTTGCGTTATGCATCATAGATGTTGCGTTATGCATCATAGATGTTGCGTTATGCATCACTCACCTATCCATCCCAAAGGCTATTTGTTGAATAATATTGGCAATAGATGACATCTTTTTTTGCTCATCCTTGGTTAATTTCTGCTTCTTTTCTTTCTCGACTAAAGGCTTACCTTTGTCGGCTAATGCGTCAATCATTAATTGCTTTTCGTCATCACTTACGATTAGTTTTATCATTCTTTTTGTCCTCCTTTTTTGGTTTCTTCTTACCAAAGATACGATCAAAGTTATCTCGGTATTGTTCTGTATAAATTAAGTCTCTTGGTTTATCTCCTTTTCCGCTCATTGGTTTACCTCCATGTTTTGTAATATGTGAGCAATGACTTCTATTGTCCAACCATTACCAAGCATTTTATAGCGTTGAGTGTTGCTGACATGATTGGTGTAATTATCTGGAGATACTGTTTGCAATCTCTCGCACTCAATAGGTGTGAGCTTTCTCCAATAAGATTCCTGGTCTTTGGTTATTTGCAAAATATGTTGCTTGGTTAATGCGCTTGTAAGTGTATTCATTTTCTCGTCTGGTCTTTCAACTAAATGTCTCATATGCCTAGGAGACCAATCTTTTCCTGTTCTTCTTTTATGCTCGTATCTAATTTGATTGGCTTCAGGTGTTCTAACTTCTGTCATAGCTCTTACATCAAAAACCATCTGCCTTCTACTTTTTTTCAAATAATTTTCAACGCTTGACCCTTTGTAATAGTTAGCATCCAAACAATGGCTTTTATCTCTCTCGGTATCAAATCCATCTTCTAATATATCCCTTAAAACCAAACCTCTATCTTCAGGAACAGAAACATTGGGAATATTAGTCCAATAATAACGCTGCCTTGACTGAGCAGATACCAAAGAGCTGTTAATAAAGATGGGTTCAACCCCCATGTACTCAGAAATAATATCCAAGTATTTTTTTTTCATTTTGACATTTTCTAGTAAAAAATATTTAGGATTAAGTTCTTTAACGCATTTAACAAACTCAAAGAACAATGCAGACCTTGGATCATCAAACGCCAACTGTTTACCTGCAAAGCTAAATCCCTGACATGGTGAACCACCCATAACCAAATCAATCTTTGGCAATGTGGATAGGTCTAACTTAGTAATATCACCCACTTGAATAATCTCAGGGTAGTTAGCCGCACTCACCTGCATTGCGTACTTATCAATCTCACTCGCGTAATACTTATCGACTTTGATCCCCAGGCGATCCAAGGCAATCATTCCGCAACTCATTCCATCAAATAAACTTAATACATTCATTTTTCACCTCCTCTTGTATTGGTAATTGTTCTTGGTCAAACCATCCGCATGGGTAATTAATCATATTAAAAATCTCCAAAATTAAAAGTTTCTTTATACGGCTCTAACACCGCGTTTCTTCTGAACAAAGTTTTGATGCTCACATCCACCTCGGATGAGTTGCTTTTCACCACCGCACCCTTCACCACGCGCAAGCGCTCGTACTCCACTTTGTTATCCAAACAAATCCTCTCCACTTCTTCCTCGTTGCCTAACCATAAGGCTATCGCTAACCTGTGGCCATCCACCAAAGAAGATGCACCTCGAATCTTCGAACGCACACTCATAGGATCGTCATCAGACTGGAGAGCTGTCTTAGACATATGATGTATGCTCAAACAGGTGGTATTAAACCTGCTGGAGATCGAGGCGCAAAGTTGACAATAAAGTTGCGCGGCTTCATTAGATGAACTAATAGGCGCGGCACTCATTGCTTGTATGGGGTCAATCACCACTAACTCTAAGTTTGGTATTTGCTCTAACTCGGCAAGCATCTCTTGCGCTTTAGGGGTAATACTCAAACCATTCTTATCGTCTTTAATAAGAATCAATGGCTCTGGTGAATCTGGAATCGTGTAAGTGTAGACATCATATGGCGCGGTAAATCTTTTGTCGTCTGGGTCTAAGGCTTTAATCCGTCTATGGATTTCGTTTAGATCATCCTCCGCGCTTATCACCACAACATTACCACCGCGATTGATAGGATGGTCAAACCACATACCACCGCCTTGGCTAATCTTTACCGCCAGGTCAAGCGCCATCATGGATTTACCCACACCACCCACTGAAGCTAAGATAGCTGGCTTAGATTTCTCTAACAGGTTATCCACAAGCCAGACTTTAGGTGGTGGGTCTTTAACCATGTTTCTAATTGGGTTTTTGGTAAGACCTAACCCCATATTTAAGATTTCAAACTTAACCCTATCTAATCCATGCGCACGCGCTAGATCGTTATAATCTCCTCTCGCGCTCGGTATTCGCACGAAACAGTTAGGAATGGCAGATGCTACCTCCTTTGCTTTCCGCTCGCCCACGCCGTTCTCATCGTTGTCTAGCGCTATATATAAACGCGCCTGACAAACCTTCCTAATTCTGCTTACAGCTTCCAAAGTAAAGTTCGCCGAAAATACGCAAACTGTCGGTATCTTCGTAGATTCAAAAACTGTCGCGGCGGTTGAGTAACCCTCTACCACAATTAAAGATTCTTGTGTGGCTAATGTCGTGAAATCACAGCCAATTAAAAAAATATTTCCTTTGATTTCGCTTGCAGAGACAAATCTTTTCTGCCCCTTCTTATCAATGTACTGTAAACTACGCAACTCGCCACTGGTGGGTGAGTAGACAGGAACAATCAAACTCTCGTTGAGTTGTTTCAAACCATAACTTTTTACATTTTTGCTTTTTAGATATTCATGCGATATGACTGGCTGACATTTCTTATACCTTTCTTGAACCTCTTTAGCCACTTCGTTATGCCGAATGTGCTTCGCTTCTTCGGCCCGCTTAACTGCCTCTTCCATTCGCTTTTGTAATGCTTGGCGATCAATGGGTGTTAGCTCATTGGTGTTAATGCTTGACCACTTATGTTGCTCACCAGTTCGCCAGTTGCCATAGGTTGCAAAGTAATTGCCATCTAGCTCATTGCATACATACCAACCAGAACGCTCACCACCTTTGTCTGGGCGCATCCCAGGAGCAGCTCTAACTGCTACTCTGGTAACGACTCCTGTGGTGTCAATGTGATTGATAAACAAACCTTGGTTGTTCATCTCTCTGATTAAATCATCGGTGCTTTTGCCTGTACTTGCGAAGGCAAAGTTTTCATCTATAACTAAACCCTTCTCTCCATAATACTTAGTTAAATCCATCTCTTAATGTTCTCTCCAGTTTTCCAGTCTCCGCTTGTTCGTTAGACCAGTTTAAATACTCTCTGATTGCTTTTCCAAAAAGCATCTCTCGTTTTGCTCTATCCCATTGGTGCATCAGCTTATCGCCTTCTGCATCAAGAATACTTAGATAGACTTCTTTTGTTTGTTTGATTGCGTAATCTAAACCTTCATCACTCATCTGAGCTACGTTCTTTAAACGCTCACCCGCTTTGATTTTCTTTAAGTGATCCATGCTACACGCCCCAAACCATGCTTCATCCTTCCCATATATAAACCCTTTCGCTGGCGCTCTACAATAAGCGCACAGCGATGGTTTAGTTTCTAACGGATTAAAAAGGGATCTTGTCGCCAAGATCTTCTTCTACTTTAGTTTCCGCTGGCGCTGGCGCACTCGCTTCAACCTTCTTTCCTTCAGCTGGTTGCCAATGGCTACCAAACTTAGAATCGATTTCGGGATAGCCGTTATCGTTTAGCTTTAGCATACAGCTCATAGTCTTGCCGTTAAGCTCGTCTGTATTCTTTAAAGAGCCAGTGATTCCAGCAGCTTTTGCTAGACACGCCATCTCTTTAATACCAAAGCCAACATACTTAGGATTGTCATGCGCTACAGTAACAGTAAAGCCTGTTTGTAATCCTGTACCCGCAACCCTAAAGTTTAGTTGCATACCCATCCAACCATTCTGACCTGATCTAAGTTCGTCATTGGTATTGACATACTCAAGATCATATCTGCCTGGTTTGATATCCGTTTGTTGTTCAACAACTTCTACATCACCAAAAAAATTACTTATATCCATTTCTTCTCCTTTTATATATTAAGTAAATTAACCTGGATCGTAAGAATTGTAGTCGCTCAAATGCTCGACCAAATCCTCACAGTCCTTTTCTATTGCAATCAACCAGTGCAGTCCGTCTGCAGGTAAAGAATTATTTTCTGGGTTTGTTTTATCGATAAATGTATTTAGCACTTCTCGCATCTCACCCAAGAACATCTTGACCTCTTCAACATCACCTAACTGGCTCATTTCAACATCTCCTCTCGAATCGCCGCCCAATCGAAAGGCATTTCCTTCGGCAACCCATATCGGTTCTTAGCCATAAAGCCAGGGGATTGCTCTGAGAAAATTGTTCTGTCTCCAGCAACTGTTTTGGTAGTCATACCCATTTTGCCTTTGACTTGTACAGTACCAACTTTGTAGTTAGCAAAGAAAACTGCATCACTATGCTCGACAATTAAATCAGCCGCTTTTCTGTGCAACTTAATCTCATGCCTGTCATGTGGTTCATTAGATGGGTCTTCATATCTTTTGATTTGATTGTGTGCAATCTGAATCACAGTCATAGATTTCTCATCTCTGAGTCTGTTAAGAACATTAAGGTAGTCTCTCCACTCTTCTAAAGCAGATGTATAACCTTTGCCATAAGCAGGTGAGCTGATATCAGCCCAACCATTCTTTTGGCATACATGATCCCAAAGTAAAGTTTCTAGCCAATCAAGTGAATCAATGGCTACCACTTTAAACTCATGGTCTTCTGTTAATAAAGAGTTAAGGTTGCCCATAAACTCATCATAGCTTTTGGCTACTGGAAAGTGATCGCACTCAATCTTTCCGATACCATCTTCAGATTGAACAATAACGCACTTGTCCATGCTTGAGGCAAAGGATGTTTTACCAATCCCACCTGGGCCATATATTACCAAGCGTGGTGGCTTGATCTTACCTTTCTTTTGTATTGCTGCTAGACTCATTCAACCACCTCAACTTTAGGTTCATCACCTTCAACAGCGTCTTTTAATTCGCCGCTGTATTTAGCTGCTGCTAGTTGTTTAATTTCTATCTCAAACTGCAACCTAGCTAGGTCTTGTTGCAATCTGTTTATTTCTTGGTTGCATAGAACAGTCTTGTTGTATAGCAATCTGGTTTCATCAGATAGCTCCTCAACTTTGTGTTCTTTGCCATTATCGTCAAAGCTAAAAGTTAGCTCTTCATTTTTTACTTCGGTCATTTTTTCTCTCCTAAAGTATTTTTATATGCATCACAATGAGCCTTCGCATCACAAAACTTACAAGTTTCTTTGCTTGGGTTATATTGTGGGTTTTCTTCAAAACAAGCCTCGGTTGCTGGTTTCAAAACTTCAAATCCCCAGTTGACTAGGTTAGTAGCCGTAGTGGAGCTTGATCGGATAATGCCATCCTTGTGCCAACCCCTTGGTTGAACGATGGTCATCATAACTTCTATGTCCTCGTCTTTATAACGAGAGCTGTATCTTGATAATGCACCTAGTGCATAAATTTTTAACTGTCCGTTGTCGTGTGCATCGACTGCCCACTTACCAGACTTGAGATCAACAATCTCTAAAACTTTCTCACCTATAATAATGGCATCTGCTGTACCCCAGACATCTGTAGATATCTCATCCATGAACACGCGCTCTTCAATTAATAGCGTTCCGCCCAGCGCCTCCGCACGCGCCCTGATATATTCCACATACACATTCGCACAATCAATCATGTCTTGGTCAACTTCTATCTCGAAATCCTCAACCATCTGTACCTTACCAAGCCAATACTCTTCCAGGCTCATGTTGTTGAGTCTGCCTTTTAATAGCATCTCACACATCTCATGGACTAAAGTACCAGTAGCCGCAGGTATACCCACAGTGTATTCACCACCGAACTCCTTAATCATTCTAGGTGATGCGGGGCATTCCTTCCAGCGAGAGAAGGATGAGGGGCTAAGAGTTGCGTGAGCCATTGGAAACGTATGAGCTGTTTTCTAATGTTTTGATTTCCGCTAGGTCGTATAGAACCTTGCCGCCTATCTTGTAGTAGTTAGGCCCTTCATCTTTACCACGCCAGTTCTCTAGCGTTCTGGGGCTTTTACCCCACCTCTTAGCTAGTTCTTGCGTGTCGATAAATACTTTATCCGCGTTAGAATGTGTCTCTGTCATTTCCTTAATTCTCCCTTTTTGTATCTGAATGTTGTTAAATTTACACTAAAGATGTAAGCTATGCAAATATATTTATAAAAAAAGGAGAAGTAAATATGAGTATAGATAATGCAACGCCAGAGGAATGGGATCAAGCAATCGATATGCTTGCGATCAATAACCAGGTAGGTGGACAACATTACACTAGTTTGAAGATACAACCAAAGGTGTTTGCTTATGCAAACAATTTGAGTCCATGTCTTGCTGATGTTGTTAAATATATAACCAGAAAGAAGGATGATAGAGTGACAGATTTGCTGAAAGCAAAACAATCTATTGATCTTGAACTACAACTCGTGCATGGTGTAGACGGAGAGGGTAACAAAATAGGCCGACATACTTTGGAGGTAGAGGTCTAGGAGTAACAATGAACTTACTTGATTTTGATGACCCAGTCGCAAATGAAAGAAGCAACAACAGTGCTGTTTATATTAATAAATACATTGTTCGTTCTTTAATTGATTTTGCTAAGTCAAACAAGAAAGATCCTCGTGTATTAGCAGAGTATTTCCTTTCGTTAGGAATTAACTCTGCAAAGTACGATAAGGATCAGCAAGTTGTGTTTGACATAGATAGTCTTTAACTAAGACCTTCTAAAATTTCCAAGACATTCTTGACGGCATCGTTGTTTTTCATATGCTCGTCTACGATGGTTAGTTGAGATTGTTCTAAGGGCAAGGAAAAAACTACGTTGCGGTGTGTTACAGCAACAAAAGCAAACAAATCTATCTCGTTGTCCTTGTATTTTCTATGCTTGACTCGTTGGCCCTTACGCATATCAAACCGCCAGTTACCACGATTTTCTTCTATTTTGGATTGTGTCTTCACCTGGCATCGATAAAGTTTAAGGTTGTGTTCAAAGACGATATCAGCAGATGCGTTGTGTGGTACGACTGCTACTGTGTCGCACACTTGAGATAGGATTGCAGCTGTGAGGTATTCACCAAAACGACCAACGCGTTCTGTTGCTAGGGGCATGGGTTATTCTTTAAATAGCGCCTGGTTTAATGCTTCTACTGAATATGGGGTTGCGGTTCTTAAAGATCCTGATTTTAAAAGATTGCTTCTTCCAGATTTTTGTATTTGTAATTTTTGCATTTCTTTTATTAAATTAAAAATATCTTGTTGTCTCTTTGGGTCTTGAGCCAATATAATATCCTGAAATGCTTTTTGTTGTTTTGTGCTAGCATCAAAAAAAACATCACTGCCTTGTTGTGCTATTTTTGCTTGTGATCTAATACCAGCAGATCCAGTTGGCTCTGATATGGCAACAACAGCGTCTGATATAAATCCCAGAATTCCTCCCTGCCCAATATCCAAATCCTTTATCCCGCCTGATAAAACTTTTTGACCTGTTTTATGTATTACATCTTCTCTTTTCAATCTATTGATAAAATTTTCAAGATCAGCAGTGCCAGAGAATAAAACTTTTAATTTTTCTTTCAAGGCTGGTTTGCTTATCAATTTTTCTGCAAGGTTGGTGCTGTCTGTGGTTTCACCAATTTCATTAAGTATGTTTTGAAATGCTCCAATTTTATAAGCATCTTTTTCTGCTTGTGTGTTTAATGATTGGTACTGGTCATCTACAGTTTGTCCTAATTTAGATTTGGTTAATGTTTTAGCTTTAATGCCTAAATCGTACGCTTCATTTAATGCAAATTTATCTGCGGATTGTGACAAAGCGTTAATGTAATCATCGCCATCAACAGAATTTTTTAATAACTCTCTAAACTGATTGGAAATGTCTTTTCGGTTGATAACTGTTCGACTGTCTATTTTGTCAGCGCCCGTTGATTTTTTGAGCGCAAATGTAGCTCCATCAGCAGCTCTTTTAATTTGATCTAAAAATGCTAATGGCAATTCTTTGGATACATTAATAACTTGACCATTTTCATTTTTGATTAAAAGTTTTTCTAAACTTGGGATTCCAAGATCTTCCATTACAACAGGAGTTCCAGGATTTCTCCTTTGGGTTTCTTCTAGGTAAGCGACTCTGGCTTTTTCATAAGCCGATTTAATTATTGGAACTTCTAAAAATTTATAAACATCTAAATTTTTTATTCTAGTATTTAATGTAAAGGCTTTTTCGTATAAAGGATCAACTTTTTGTTTAATGGTTTGCGCTAACTCATCTATTCCACTTTCAAGATTTATGCCTTCTGTTTTAACAACTTTATTTGCTGAGTTTTTTAAAGATTTAATAATTCTGGTGGATTGAATGTTAGAAACATTGTCTGCTAACAAATCTTCTCCTTTACTTGCAACAGTTCCAGATCCCCTTTCTGTTAAAGTTTTTTCAATTTTGTCTCCAGGAATTTCTATTTTCATTCCTCTTAACTTTCTTTTAACTGCATCTCCACCATAATCAGCCAATATCTCAACAGGGCTAATGTTCTCTAATTTATCAGCACTAACATTTTGCTGTATTCTTAAAATAATTTCATCAACATCTATCTCATCTCTTAAAAACAAATTGCTTATATTGTTAATTTCTTTTTTTTCTTCTTTAGAAAAATCTAATGTTTGTTTGTTAAAAAGTTTTTTCCCTGTGCTTATAATAGGGGAAGTTAATTTGCTTAATAAAAATCCAGCTCCAGATAAAGCAGGCGGTAAGGCAGCTCCAAGCACAGACCCAAAAGCCCCGCCAACTGCAGTTTGCCCAGTTGTCGATAATGGCGATCCTTCAGAGTATCCAAAGCCACCAGCTAAACCTAATTGTCCACCAGTTTTAGCGCCTTCAACTACTTTCGTACCTAAGGCTGCACCAGGTTTAGTCGCTCCGCCAGCAAGAAGTCTACTGCTATCTAACACGTTTTTTACTCTTCCAAGTGTTGTTGCAGTTGTGGCAGCTCCGCCCACTGGGCCTCCTAGAAGATAAGAGGCAGCTATTGGAGCAATCCCACCAACAACAGTTGCTGCTATTGCGGATTTTGGAAATTGTTTGGCGTACTCCTCTAATTCGCGCCTTTCTTTATCTCTAACTCTCGTGTAAGTTTCTCCAAGCTCTTGTTCAGTCAATGCTGTATATGGAGATTGTATTAATTCGGCTAACCCAGCTTTCATTTCTTCAGATGACCCAAGGGTAAAACTTTGCAACCCCGTTGCCATTGTTTCTCTTACATAATCTAGCGCCGACATAGGAGAGCCTTGGCTAGATCTTTTCTTTTCTACAGCATTTCTTAATATTTCTTCCTTATTATCGTCTGATAGGCTTTCAAAATTATCTGGAATTTCTAAGTCACCATACTGATCGGATCTAAAAATTTTTGCCACTAGTTAACCACCCCACCAGTACTTAGTATATTTTTTTTAAAATAATCTGGGTCTACTTTATTTAACTCTATATTAGACACATCTATTTGATAAGGTTCAAATATTAAATCTGGATTTAAACCGAGCGATTGATAGGTATTTCTAGCTCCAGATTGATAGTCTTCGTAACCCTTAACAGTTAATGCTGTTGCAGCAGCAGAGATGTTACGCAACTGGGCTTTTACCTCATCAGTCATTCCCTCTCCTTTACTTCTTTCATACTGATTTTCTATGTTTTTCAAGATTCCCTGCATTGTTTCAAAAGTCTTTACTTCTTCTGATTTTACAACAGAACCATCTAAATTTTTAAGATAAAAAACCAATGCTGTATATGCACCAGTACCAGAGTCAGAATTTAATGCGATATCTAATTTTTGAAAGTTTTGCACATTATCTTTTACTGGCTTGTATTGTTTTTCAACTTGCGTCATTTGTGACAAAGTATCTTTTCTAAAATCTTCATAGGTAACGGGTTTGCCTAATTCTAATAATTTTATTCCTTGGTCTAAAAATCCAGAATTTAAATACTCCGTACCTAAAGTTGAAAAATACTCTCTGTTTGATTTAAATTGATTTCTTTTTATGCTTTTGGAGATATTTTCAAATTTTCTTAATTTTTCTTGTTCTTGTCTTTTTATTTGCGCGTTTTCTAACATTTTTTGTCTTTGCATAACGCCTGCTGATGGGTCTCTGCCTTTTAGAACATCTGATAATGCCAACATCATGCTACCAGCTCTTTGCCTACGATCCATTAAAGCCTGTTGTTCTTGTGCTTGTTTCATTTGTGCTTGTTGCACTTGCATAGGATCAACTTGAAATTCCATTGGATTTATTTGAAAGTTATTTTGCGCTTGTTGTACCTGCATTGGATCAACTTGGAATTGCTGTTTAGGTTGTAAGTTTAGTAAACCCATTGGATTAGTTAAATTGTAATTTTTAAAATCTACTGCCATTTTATTTACCTTAAAAAACCAAATGGATTAAATCCGCCAGTCCAAGCAGAGCCAAGCAAACCTGCTGCTCCACCTAATATATCACCAAGCCCAGTTTTTTGAGACATGGTAGTCGTTGGAGTTTGTCCTGTTTGACCAGCAGCCAACAAACCAAGTTGTTGAGGCCCATAAGCCAAAGCTCTTTGGAACTCTTCGTAAGATGATTGTAGCCCCGCTTGTCCAAGACCCTGTTGTTGTGCGCCAATTTGACCAAGATTAGCAAGATTCTGTTGCTGTGTACCTAAGATACCGCCAAGCAATCCTGCTTGTTGTTGTCTATTACGCATCTCTAACTCTGGTTGCATCATGTTCATTCTTGCTTGAATATCTTGACCAGCAAGTCCTGCTTGTTGTCCTAATCTTGCCTGTTCTACTGCGCGTTGTAAATCGCCCTCGTAACCAGCTAGACCTACTTGTTGACCTAGTCTTGCTTGTTCTAGTGCGCGTTGTTGTTCTTGCCCTGCACTAAATACACCGAGTTGTTGTTGTCTAGCTAAGTCAGCTTGAGCAGCTTGTTGTGCATTTTCAAATCCAGCTTGCCTTAAACCAGCAGATGTTCTTGCCATTTGTTCTATGAATGGTCTTTGTGATTCAGACTCTAGTAAAGCAGAACGAGATCCACCAAATGCACCAGCACCTATTGCCCTGGATTGTGATTGACCTCTAGAAAGATCAGCCTGTCTTTGTATGTCAGCCATAGATTGATCGATGACTTGTTGTTGATAAGGTGATTGATATGCACCAATATCCTGACTTAATAAGCCTTGAAATTGTGGAGCTTGCACATTCCCTATTTGAGCCGCTTGAGGGCCTTGTATTCCTTGTATTTGAGATCCTTGAAAGCCCGTTACTGGCGAAATAGTTGGTGTTGAAGCATTTGCCAGTCCTTGTAAACCAGCCATAGGATCATACTGTTGACCAGATTCAAACATACCACGAGTGGCTTCAAATTGTCTTAATTGATCGGGGTTAAATCCAGCAACTCTAGGGCCTGTGTATGGAACAAATGGTTGACCAGCTAGTTGTTTACCAGCTTGAAATAACTCTTTTGCTTGTGCTTCCTGGTATGCTGGAAGAGTGACTGATTGTGTTGATTTGCCTTTGCTCATAATTCTTTACTTATTAAATGTTCTGATTTAAAGCCTAAGTGGCTTATTTTTCTTAACCATCCTTTTCTGCCACCGCCATATATTCTTTTACATCCAGCGGCTTTAGCAAATGCTTCTAAAGATGGCAACATATTCTCTAACTCCTTGTAGTTACCACCACAAAACAGCAAGTTTATCGCTGTGTTCTGGGGGAATACCACGAATTCAGTTATCATAGCCGACTTCTTAGCTGGCCATAAATGGAATATTCCATGTCTTATTTTATCTTCTATATCGCCTATTGTATAGGAATCTTGATGTTTGATCGCTTTTGCTATATATGGTTTGCAGCGTTCCCATTCAATTTCCCAGTCTTCTGGTGCTTTCTTGATTGGTGTAACTTTATTAGTCGCCTTTTCCATACTCTACAATACTTGCATAAACAGTTAAATTACCAGCACGATTGGCTTGTACTTTTAAGATATCGCCTTGATGGATAATAATACTTCTACTTAATAGTTCTTCGGTGGTGTAGGCTGCAATCGTAAACTCTTTAAACAGGTTATACACTGTCGCTTCATGCGTAACAGTCACAGTAATGTCTGTTGTATTATTGTCATGGTCACATATCAAGATAGATTGAATAACAGAAAAATCAAAATCACCACCGCTAGGCGATGTGTAGAGTGTTGTTAAATCTGTGGTTGTGAGTATCACATGAGCTGTTTCTGCTCTTTGTATGTACTGTCTTTGTGAGGATAAATCCATTATCTTTTACCTCTTTGTTTAACATCTAAGCGGATATTACCCACTTGGAAGTCTTGTGTGGTACTGCCTGTCACAGTCATTTGTACTTGTCTTGCTGTGAATCTTGCATCGGTGTAGCCATCACTTTCAAAGGTAAATGATCCAAAGTCCGTTGTAGGGCCTAGTGGAGTGAATTTACCTTTGAAACTAAGGGTGACACCTGGAAGCGTGTTAGCTTCTTCGTCTGGTAGTATTTGATTGCATTGGACATAGTTATCGCCATTACCAATTTGGATAGGCCCTGAGGTTGCGTATGGAACAGCATCGCCTAAATTCGGTGAGTTACCTAACACAGTTGATTCGTGCTGATACACAAACCCAGCGTTGTCTGCTGAAGTTGGGAAATCAAAGACACCTTGGTCAACCCAGCATCCTCTATCAAGTTCACCAATAGACCAGACATTTTCACCATAATTCCAAATCACATATTTGTTTGGTGAGTATTGTGATTCACCGCTTGGGAATCCCCACCATATTTCGTTGAAGTTAGAGTTGTGTCCACCCCAAGATGCCTTTCTGCCTGGCACATTAAGTTGATCGTAAACATAGTCATGCACTTCGCATGGTATTTCTCTAACAGTACCATCGTAAACAAAGAAAGAGTTTTCACCCATCCATGCTGTGAAGTTACCAGTAGAAACAATAGATCTTCTGCTAACTGCTTTACAGTTAGTTCCAGCATCGGCAATACCATACACAAAAGGTGAACCTGCATAGAACATTCTGCTGATTCCAGTATCACTGAAAATAATAATGTCGTTGCCATGTGAAGCTGCCATGATAGCTCTGCCGCCTGTAGGGATTTGTAAATCACCTGCGGTGTTAGTAGCTTTAGATGTCCAATTGGTGTTGTCTTCTCTGTTTGACCATGAGACTTTTCTTGGATCTCCGCCTGAACCAATGGCTACCAAGTGTCTTTCGTTGGTAACGATAATGGCTTGACACCCTGTGGGTGCGTTAGATACGACTGTGGCTATAGTATCAGGTGATCCGCCTGAAGAGTCTGGTCTCCATTGGTAAATCTTGCCATCACCAGAAAAGCAGAAGTTTAAATGTTCACCCCAGTTGTCAAAAGAAAAATGACCTGTGTCTAAAGGTAAACCTGATTGTGAACGAGCATCACCATAGTCTTCTACGTCATAGTGATATGCACCATAACCAAGAGGATCTTGACTTGCATCATTAACAAAACCGACTGGTGTGATATCAGTCCAGGTGTTGTCGTATAAAACATAAACCTTTTCTCTTGTACCAACAGCCAATATTGGTTGGCCCAAGTTATCGTTGTAGGCGTACATCCCAATGGGTGCGCCATCTAGTGCTGTTGCTCTAAGTTTTGTCCAGCCACCTATAGGTTTTAGGTAGCCATTTTCAAAGCGAACTAAATTCCCGTCAACCCAACGACCTTTGTTGCTATAATCAGTTCCGTTCTTGACTATGCCTGCGGGTGGAGTAATTGGGAATAATGCCATTCACTTACGCTGCTAAAGTTTTAGTTTCACTTGTTGGATTGATTTGCCCTGCTATGTTTGCATCAAGGTTATCTTTTAAAGATTGCACCTCTTCTTCACCCATTGCACCTTCGACCCAACCTTGTACTTGTGAACTTGTCACGCTGTCAAAGTCTGTAAAGTTTGAAAGATCAGATGTGTCTAATACTTGAGTACCATAAACAGAAGCTGTGTAGGGATTGCCCTCTGCATCTACTTGAGTATCAGTAGCGTTTAATCGCCAATGCACGTTATAAATCACATCGCTGTGTCCTTCGTCTGTTGGGTATACGTCTACTGTGTTGACGTTCCATTCATATGATATTGCCATTTTTATTTACTCCTTTATGATTTAATTGGTTCAACTATTACTTTACCATTTTCATCAGTCCAGTCAGTGTCATACATATGTTGGTCTTTTCTTTCGCCTATGACCAACCAAGATATAGTTGCTGTTGATTCTGAGTTTTCAGATTCAATGGTAAGGATGTTACCTGAAACGCTACCTTTAACAGCATCCCAGTTTGATTCGTTTGTGGTAAAGCATTGTACTTCTCTGTTAAGAGCTACAAAAGTTCCTTCGGTCATACCTGCTACAGTGTCAATGTTGGCTGTTGCAGAACCAGCTACTAAATCTACTTTACCTCTGTAAATGTTGTCTGCTTGTGGTGCTTCAACAAATGAATGAACAAGATGGTGTGTGTCTGTTTTAGCTTCTAGTGGGTGGTTAATTTTAAAAGAACCTGATGCCTTTGATAAAGCTCCAACATTACTGACAGAGAAAACAGTATTGCCATCAGTCGCAGAATCTACTGTTATTGCATTACCACTTCCATCTTGCCTTACCAACAATGCAGGTCCACTAGAACCTGCTCCATCTTGTTGGACTTTTAAACAGGCTGCATTTGTTGATGTGTTGTTAACGAAACGTCCTGTTATTTCGTTAATTGTTGTCTGACGTGCATCAAACTTAGCTGCAGGCTCAGTAGTACCAATTCCAACATTTCCAGCACTAGTAATCCTCATGCGTTCTGAACCGCCAGTATAGAATAGAGTGGAAGCTACTCCGTTATCGGCTAAAATTACTAAACCTGTACTATCATTTGCGTAGATTCCACCATATCTAGTTCCAGCTTTTTGAAGTCTTATTTCTCCACCTGAAGTGCCATCAATATCTAAACCACCCCAACCTGAACTATTATATACATCTAAATTTACAGTTGGACTAGTCGTACCAATTCCAACATTTCCATCGCCTTTTATACGAAATATGTCAGCTCCTAAGTTGTTTTGAACTCTCATATAAGAACCATTTGTTCCGTTCATGCCAGTTGTGGTATTTAAAAACAAAAGTGAATCTGAAAAATCTGAACGACCAGATTGAATCCTTAAAAGTTTACCAACATAAGCTCCGTTGCTTGGTTCAATATGCATAACATCAGCATTGTTTCCATCAACAGCAGCATTTGTAACTCTCAAAGCTATTGCATTTGCTGCACCAACAATGTGAGTTTTTGAATTAGGCGAAGCAGTACCAATACCCACATTCTCACTACTATCAATGGTTATAGCAGTAGCATCTGCATTATCGTCAATACCATTAGATGTAAAAGTAGTAAAAGTACCTGCTGCTGGAGTTGTACCACCAATGACAGAGCTATCAATGACTGCTCCGTCTAAGTTAATTGCTACCGATGTACCAGTAGCACTAAAAACTGCATCAAGAGAATCAAGATCGGTGTTGAGCTTAGTACCCCAGGTATCAGTGGATGCACCGACCTCTGGCTTTGTAAGATTAAGATTAGTAGTAAATGTATCTGCCATAAAAAAATTCCTTTAAGCTGCGTCTTGTTTGCCTAATGTTGTCCAGTCCGTTGATGGAACAGTTTGTTCTGTCCATTCGCTGCTTGATGCAGCTTGATTCGTCCATGTTTCAGCTGGAACTGTAATATCATTCCATTTTAAACCACCAACAGCAGAAAAACTACTGATTTGTGAGATGGTTGCTGAACCTCTGTCTATTTGTCTGCCAATCGCATCAAATCCTGATGTTGCTGATAATACAGCATTGGCACTAATGGTGAATCGACCTGTACCAGTCATGTCAGAAATAGCTGCTATAGAAGAAACGCCACGATCTATTTGTCTGCCTGTGGCCGCCATACCAGATGTTTCTGGTAAAGCCGAAGATCCTAATTTAATTAATACACCAGCAGATGTCATGCCACTGGTTGAGGCTATGGTTGCAGCACCTCTATCGATTTGAGTACCAACTGCACTAAAGCCTGATGCTGCTGCAATGGTTGCAACGCCTCTATCAATTTGTCTACCAGTTGCAGACATTCCAGATATCTGAGCTATGGTCGCTGATCCACGATCTATTTGTCGACCTGTAGCTGAACCGCCTGAAACTGCGGATATGACAGATGCAGCAAATTTAACAACCTCACCATTACCAGTAAAGTTTGAGGTTTGTGCGAGGGTGGATGACCCTAATTTAATGACTGTGCTAACAGCATCAAAGTCAGAAACGCCTGGTATTACAGATACGCCATGGCGTATTACAGAAGATTCGGCAGTAAAGCCTGATGTTTGGGCGGATGTAGCTTCACCAAAATGATAAACAGGAGTGCCATAATCGGCATTCCCGTAACCATATAATCCGTAGCCTATTGAGGCCATGGTATTAAGCTAATGTGATGTCTAAATCACCAGCATCAAATCTGAATACATCTCCTGTTGATACAGTTTTTGAAGTAGTTAAATCTGCGTATGCAAGTAAGTTACCACCAGATAATGCATCTAAAATACCAACTGCAACCACAGTTCCGTAATCGCCTGTAGCTGTTGGATATTCAATCGCAGCAGAGTTGGTTGCTGTTGTAGGATCTGTTCCTGAAACAGTAAATGCTCCAGTTTGTCTTGCGTATGATCCGCCTGTTACTTCAGTACCGCCACCAGTATCAGTAGGTGCTACTGTATACAAAGCAACATACAATGTTGCAGGTGCTGTATAAGCATTGCCACCAAATACATGGTCAAGTACCTTGTCTTCTAAATAATCACTAAATCCAGCCATTTCATATACTCCTAGTTATTACCAAAATAATAAATGTTTTTGCGTTGTTTTCCGTAAGTTCTTCTTCTTTGCATTAAAGAACCTTTAGCAAACTCAGCTTTTTCTTGCTCTAATCTCATTTCTTCTAGAGCTTTCTCGAACTGTGCTGTAAATAGTGGCACTCGTTCATCTTCCATTAAATAGATAGAAGCGTGTTTGAGTGATCCATAAAGGTAAGCATCTGGATATCCTGTGGATAAAAAGTTACTGGTATTAGAATCGCTTAACGCATCTATCTTGCCGTAGTAGGTTAATTGTACTGTATAACTTCCGTCTGGGGTAGGTGCAAATTCAATTGAATCATCTACCAATGCAAAGTAAATAGGTTGGCCTGTTACGTTGTCATTTGATTTTCTGTATACATCCAAGGACTCAATAGATTGCTGGAATAGTGGCGAAAAATTACCACTGTCGATTTGAATGTTGATAGCTTCTAACCAATCAGTTGGCACAGAAATGTATTGAGAATCTAGTGTTGCAGTAGCACGTTTAATCATGCCTTTAACTCTTAGTCTGCGGTTAAATTCTGCTTCTGTGCTGT